CGTGATGATCCCATCGAGGACCACGCGATCGGTCGAGGAGTAGAGCGTGGTGGTCGAGTCCTGGGTGGCGTAGGGGTAGGAGAAGTTGAACTTCACCTGCCGCGCCGTCTTCGGACCGTTCCACTGGCTCAACACCTTGAACTGAGCGCGAAGGCCCACCGGCAAACCAGCAGCAGCACCAGTATCCTGGCGCCAGACCGCGGGAGATGCGTCACCGCCGGAGGCGTTGAGCGCATCGTAGACGATGTCGGTGGTACCGTCAGCTTTCTTGACGGTGATGCTTGCCATGGTAGGCATGATTTCTTCTTTCTGAAGGTGACCATTACAGGTCGTGGCTAGGGAAAATCCCCAAAGTCACCTCGAAAGCTGCTGTATCATCAGAGATACGGCCGTAATGGCACGAATCGGAGATGGCAGTTTAAGAGGCTTAAGAACAAGAGGTACGGAAGCAATTCCGGAACTCCTTTCTACAGTCATACCTTGCCAGATAACGGCCTCAGCAGGGGGACTCCAATTAGGATTCCCCGCAACATTGAGGCCAGAAGCTGTCGCGGATTGAGTAGTGTAGGCCCTGTTCAAGGACAATCCGGCGAATTCGTCGAGTTGACCGACAAACTGACCGACGTTAGAAAACCAGTCGACAACGAAACTGAAGGGAACAAGTTCCCAAGCAATTGCGATAGGATTTGTGATCCCAAGTTGACTGGCTAAGTGGAGTGCTGGATTAGTGCACGCCACGTCGGCCCCCATCTTCGTACGAACCCTCAGATCCCAATCATCGCGCGCAAAGTAACCGGAACCAGCATCATAGAAATACCTTTGTTGAAAGGTATCCGATGATGATGACCGGACTTTGGGCGCTTTGATGGGTTCAGAGAGAGCGTGAGCAGCATCGTGGAGGTCCTGCGCAAGCGGGACCCAACCAAAATGCACTGCGAGAAAGTTGTCAGAAAAAGCTTTGCCCCAAGAAGGTTTCTTGCCATTCATGGCTTTCTTCCCCCTTGGGTCCAAGGCATTCAACAACTGACCGAAGTCCTTCTTCCTCACAGCCTGCGCGACGTCGCCAATTTTCTTGGCGGCACCGGTGAGCATGCTGAGAGTTTGATGGTACTCGCCGATGTCAGCACCCAACTGAGCTCTCTCTTGAACCGAAGAAGAGAACTTCTCATGTGCCTTCGCAACCGTTCTAGAAACTGACCCGGAACTTGCATCATTCCAGGTAGCCATAGACAACGCATACGAGGCAGGATTACCGCCGTGATTTGGATTTCCTACACCTTGAGAAAT